TTGTTTCTCATCACCTTTAAATAATTCCACCTCATTATTCTTATCCGTTGAATGAAAGGAAGACCGACAAAGAACGATGATGCCAATGCTATTGCCATTAATAATGGAGCAAGTTCAATCAGTTTAGCTGCTTCTTCTTTACTTTCCATATATTTTTCTTAGGTTTTAATAATAAATGTTGGTCAGATTGTTCTTGAAACTCTATAAAAGCGTGAAAAACTCTATTCTTTTTAGATGGGAATGAATGTTTGTTTACTGCCACTTTTTTATTTTGTTTTCAACGTATTTTATTTTGTTTGTCAATTCTTTTATTTCATTGGTTTCAGTTTGTAGTTTCACCAATTCTTCTTTCGTTGCATTGTGGGGAGTCCATATAGCAATAGCAATTTCTTTATCACCTGCTTTGATTTGATAGATATTTAATTTAGGTTCTATTATTTCCATGTTACCAATGATAGTTTTCTGTGTGATGGTCTGCCCCTGTGTGACTGCAACAGGTGTCAATCAGTGAAACAGCTTTAAAGTTCTGCGTGTTAGCAACTATTGAACAAGACTGCTCACTTCCTGTCCCTTCGTTTTGGTGTGCGTGGTAGCCGTTAGGAAACATTGCTTTGTAGTCGCTCAATCTTCTTACACCTGGATTCCAAGTGAACCCACTCCAAGAGCCGAGAAAGTTCTTTTCCATTTCACTACACATCACACCGTTAATTGTTTCCATTGCCTTCATCGGGTGACCGTGATTGAAGCGGTGGCGAATCCATACTTGGTGAATATCAGGTCTTGCCTCCAGTATCTTTATTGAGTCAGCTATAAAGTTTGCGTTGGCTGTAGGGTCAAAGTTCCAATCGTCTTCGCAATGGAAGATGTATGGTGTGGTGACACGCGAATACATATCATCAATGCAAGCTGACTGACCTCGCTTGTAAAATTTATGAATGAAATCCTTTTCTGCTTTCTCCTCTTTGAGGAGGTTGGCAGCAATAGCAATACATTCACTCGAATAATATTCATTGCCACTGTCTTCACTCATAATGTATTTCGCTATCGGGTATTTGTTAAGCGTTAGGAATGAATGAATCGTATCGCAAAGGAGCGTTGGTCTGCCGGACGATGTGATACAAAAGGTGATGTTAGATTCTGACATGGCGCACAATGGTTTTTTCTCGGTTCATCATTTCGTAATAGTCGCGGTGTGTCTGTTCGGGAAAGGTGTAATGAATACCCCATCCGTATTGCTTGTTGATGTCACTTAATCTTTCGCCAAACAGTTTCATTCGTGCTATTCCATACTCCCAACTTATCCATTTGAAATGGTAAAGGTTGATAGGTTGCTTATTATACTTCACTTCTTTTGCAATGTTGATAGGCAGTGCTGAATGACAGCCGGCTGCGTAATTGATATGCGCGAAGTCACGTTTCTTAAAGCAGCAAATCTTTGAATAACCATCTGACTTTATACCTTCAAAGATGTGGTTGATGTTGGCATCTGTTCCATACATATCGTAACCTGTTGCCTTAATGATATTGAAGTCGGCTGATTCAAGTAGTTCGGGTGTGATGTCAAGGAACTCATCACAGTCAACCACCACACACCATTCGGTGGTGCAGTCACGCCAGCAACTATTCTTTATTGATAGGTATCGTTCATCGTTTATTGTATTGTCGCTGTCGTTTATTCTTACTTCACAGTTATATGCCTTTGCTATCGTCTGTGTGTTATCGGTGCTTTCATTATCAAATATTACTATTCGGCAGTTAGGAAAACGGCTACGGTAATTCTGAATGAAGTGCGGCAATATCACTTCCTCGTTATAGGTCAAGGTGTAAACGGTTATCATATCAGTTGCCTAAATTTAATGTTTGGATGATTCTCTAACCAAATGCTGAATAGTCTTTCCAATGCAAAGGTGTGCATCGGGTAGTAATCCAGTCCTGTTTTTTCTTTCAACTCCTCTTTAGTTAGGTTTTGGTATTGGCTGTCTTTCCATGCCATTGTTCTTATTTCTTGGTTGTCTTCCATCAGGTCAATAGCCGGTTTCACTATCGTTTCAATAAATTCTTTGTATATAGGATATTTGGCTATGAATGAATTGCTGAACACCACTGCGTATGGTTCGGCAACTATCAACTTCAGTTCTTTACAAAGTGCCTTTATCAGTTTATCAAGGTTCGGGTGTGCCTTGAATGATTCTTTCAGATAGTTGCCTTTGTAAATGCTTGGCGATAGTCCATAAACATCACTGTCTTGTTCTTCCTGTTGCATCAGGTTCATCAGTTGTGATGGTGTCACGCCTGTCTTCATCCGGTGGCGATAACTAAGTATAGCAATGTAGTCATCCATCTCAAAATGATTGTTCATTATCTCAATCATCGGGTTATATTCAAACAGATAACTTCCATCAGCTATTGTCTTTCGGTTGTTGTCGTATCGGTTATAGTCGGCAGTATGTTGTTCGTCATAACAGATTGAAAACACTTTCAGCTTATCGCCGTTCAGTTCACGCAGTGTTGGTCGATGGCTTTTACCTGTCACCATTTTGTAAACCTCTAACCGGTTCGTGTTCGTATGTTCAAGGGTTTGATTCTTGAATAGCTGCTTAGCAGAGTAACCAAGCGCATCAACCATGTCTTTGTCATGTATGCAGTCACGAAGGGAGCGCAGCCAGTTCTTTGTCAGTATTCCATTCACGCCGTCTTTCAGTTGTGGGTAGGTTGCTTGGTTGTTGGTGATGATTGGTATGCCGAAGTTTGCTGCCTCAATCATCTTCAGGTCACTCTTGCATCGGTTGTAGGTGTTATCAACCAACGGAGCAAGCGAAACATTCATACTGTTATATCCTTTCGCATAGTCGGTCACCATTGCTGCACCAACCCTTTTATATCGCGGTTCATTGATTGGGTGTTTCTTTCTTCTGTCAGTCAGAATGTATTCATAATAGTTCATGTCAGGGTTATCTGCATGAAAGCCATAAAGTTTCAGTTGAAAATCTTTCTCCAGTTCATATAGTTTCTTTACCGGCTCTACTAATAACTTCACATCGGCAGCGTGGTTCGTTCCACCCATGTAGCCAAAGGTTGTGCTGTTTGTTTCTTCGCGGTTGTTATCAAACTGTTCATTGTCGGTGTCAATAGCATTTGGCAATACATACACATTATGGTTGAAAGGATAAATCAGTTCAGCAAGTGTGTCATTGGTTGTTGTCACCGCATCCACACTTCGCAGTTTCATCTCCGTCCATTCGCCAATCTTATTTTTCAGATACATCTTCTGCATCGGGTGTGTATCAGGCAACCGCCAGTAGTCATCAATGTCTAAGATAATAGGGCAAAATGATTTCAGGTATTTAACACGAGCCGAGAAGTTGGCTGATACATAACCCTGTCCTATCACTATCAAATCTGTTTCACGCAACACATCTTCTAATCTGATAACACTTCCATCGGGTAGGGTTAGGTTATCATGGTCAAAGTGTGGTAATACTTTTATTGTGCAGTCATGGTATTTGCCTAAGTGATTCAATGGCATCTGTAACCTCCAGTAATCTTTACCGCTGTCACCTGTCAAATCTACTGCTGCTGTTATTCTCATTTTATCTTTTCTCTAACCGATTTAAGTGTTGCCGCTATCCATTTGTAGTTGATAGTCGTTGCCTTGCTCATCTCATTAATTGACCTGTAATTGATAACTGACATCAGTGTCATGTATTCATGGCTTGGCAGCTTGTCAATAGCATCAAGCACCTCTTCAATCTTCCTGTCCTTTGCGTAGTCATGGTTGTCTGTCATCGGAGCAGACCTGTATTGCTTTCTGAATTGTTTGTAAAATGTTGTTCGTGGGTTGTTAAATTCAAAATACATCGTGCGAATAAAATAACCTTTGATATTTCCTTTCGTCTGTATGTCGGTAATCTTGCTATCAGGCAGTGTTGTCATATAACAAAACACATGGCTCATAAGGTCGGCAGATAGATGTTTGTGCTTACCAACTATTTTGTCGGCAACTGTTTTTACTTCATTACAATAAACTTCTTCCATCCAGTTCATTGATATTTTGAAAACGCGAAAGTAATTATATCTATTTGACTTTTAATAACAAAAGATAAAAACTTATTAACTATTGATTTGTGTAATTCAGTTCAATGGCTGTTCCTGTCTTGGTGTTTATCACCGTTCCATCAACAGTTACATTCATTGTGAATGTTGCGCCGCTGTTGTCAAACGCATTAGCATATCCATATTGCCCTGCATCAAGCATGTATGTTACATCGGAATAATTACCTTGAATAACATTACCTGAACTTGTATATGTCATCGTATAGTCACCACTGCCTCCGGTGCAGCTGAAAACCACTTTCTGAATCTTTGACTTTGCACAACCCAGTAAAAAAATAAATGCAACAAGGAGAAAAAGAATTGTTTTCATTTTAGTTTTCAATAATTTGGTGAACGATAACATCAACAACATCTGATTCGATGTGAAATATCTTCGACAATACCTGATACTTTATTTTCTCGATGATTAGAAAATCATGAACAGAAGGAATCTGATAACTTTCTGATTCTTTAATCAGTGTTTGCCTTTCGTCATTGAGTTTAAAGAGAATTGTCATTTTGCAAAGTTAAAATAAATTTTGAGAAAGTGTATTTTTATTTCGGTAATCAATTTCTGTTCTGTTACTTTTAATCAAATTACAAATAACACAAAGCACTTGCATATTGTTAAAATCTAATTGGAGTTCAGGATATTTGCTTCTTGGTTTAATATGGTCAACGCAATTTGAAGGGCTATTGAACTTACACTTCATACATTCACAACCATAGTAATCCAAAACTTTTTTTCGTAATTCTCTCCACTCCTCTGTTTGATAAAATTCTCCAATTTCTTTTCTGATTATTTCATCTTCACCGGAAAGATAAAGATTGTATAACCACTCTCTTTTATTTCCTGTTACAACCAAGTTTCTTTCTTTGGCAAATAAATCAATCGCTGTTCCCAGTCTTATTTTGTGCAACGACAATCCAAGAATGTGGTGCATATAACGAAACAATTTTTTTCTTGCCGTTTTTTGTTGAATGTGTTTTTTATTTTTCATTTTATCTTTATCAAAACGTAATTAACTTGAGAAAAGGAAAACGGATAGATAAAAGGTAATCACGTGAGTCACCCCCTTACCCCCTCAAGTTAATGAGAGGGATTGGGAGTAATTCATGTGATTACCAACTAACTCTCGAATAAGGTGTCCGGTGAGATGAATGAGGCTACTGGTTGGCGCGAGTCAGGTCAATCCAATATTTAAAATCAATTACGTTCGGTGTTATCCTTTATGCAGCCCTGCAATTTGCACAACGAAAAAACCCTTCAAGTTTCTTCAGGGTGAACTGAATATTCTCAAAGGGTTCTTTCTTATTTTAAAAAACTTGAAGAGTCCGTAGTTGAATCAATAATCGTTCACCCGCTATTGATGGCGCAAATATAAAACAATCTTTTTGATAAAAAGAAATTTATTTTAAAAAAATTTATTCCTTTGATTTTCAAACATTTATAGAAGTAGCAAAAAAATAACAATAAAAAAGTTTTTTTATTCAAATAATGCTTTTACATTTGCAAAGTCAATAACGACAAAACAAAAAACTTTGCACAATGAAAAATTATCTTGTTAAACTTTATGTTGTTTCTACAAACGAATTATTTTTTTCTGAATACATAAATGCAACATCAGAAGAGAATGCAATCATAGACTTTAAATTGTTTTACCGAACGCATTGTTCCGACAATAGATATTTTGTAAAAATTTAACTCCCTGCTGTTTCCTGCAAAGTTCAGCAGGCGGGTAGCACACGAAACGTGCTTTATTTATTTCACTAAGCAAAAAATTAAAAAAATGAATCAAGAAAAATTTTTATCACAAATTAACTCTAACTTTTCCAAAGGTAATTGGACTGTTGGTATTTACCAAAACAATATTTCTCAAATACCTACCATCGAAGTTGATGGGGAAGTCATAGCAAAGGTTGGCGCAACCAAACCACACTTTGAAGAAGCAGAAGCTAATGCAAAACTAATCGCAGCTTCACCAATAATGATTGAAACACTTTTGGAACTTCGTAAAATAATGTTTAATACTTGTTTTGACGAACTGCCCCAGGGAAACGAAATGAGATATAAAATTCAACAAGCAATAAATTCAGCACTTTAAACAAACGAACATGAAAAAAAAAGAAACACGCGGAAGAAAAAAACTATCCCCTGACGAAAAGAAAAAAGTTGTCAGATTACTTTTCACTGGCGCAAAAATTAAATGTGCAGGCGGTGAAGAAAAACTGAAAGAGAAAATTTATTCATGTGACTTTTGTAAAACGAAATAACCATGCAGAAACCACCACGCGCCAAGATGAAACCGGTTGAAGTTGTTATCTATCTTTTTACCCTTCTCGGATTCCTTTCTCTTACCTTATCAATCAGACAATGTTCACAATTAAACCCAACAACAAAATGCAAAAAGGAATTGACTCACAGCATTACGGAAAAGTAATTGCTGAACGTATTGAAAAAGATTTGCCGATAGGCGGAACAAACCCTTTCATCGCTCAACGGATAGAGCCGAATGAAACGGAACAGGATGATGTTATCAGCGATAGAGATTGCGGTGACGAACAGCCAAGCGACAACATCGAATTTCGCAATGCAATGGACACAACAAAAATACTGAATAACCTTTTTTCAAACTTTTCAAAAATATTCTGATGAAACATTTTCTACGCGGTGAACTGACACACGAAAACAAAGTGAATGTAGGAATCAACTATGCGAAGATTCAGAAAGGCAAATTGCTTTCTAAATTATTCAGCCATGAAGAAACAGCCATGACAATAGCGAAGGCAGAATTTTTTAAAGACACACGCCGAACAGAACAGATTCACGAACGATTAAAAGCAAGATTGAATAAAAACTAATCAATTCACAACATATAACGAGGGTGACCACCTCCTTAAACACGGACTTCCTGATAGGAAGGGTTATGTAAATAACTGAACCAATGACAACCAAGCCAACAATTTCATCAGCACTTAAATCACAGGCACACTTCATCAGAGGCGGCATATCAGCAGGTGGCAGAATGATTCATTTTCATTCCGCGTTTCATCGTAAACGATTTATGAAAAATACTTTCAACAGCACCTGCAATCAAATACTAATTGCTTCCGATAACCGACATTTAATTTTTCACAACTAAAAACAAATAAACAATGATTAATGCAACCAACACAGGTGGCTCTGACTTTAAGCCGATTGATGCAGGAACTTACCCTGCACGATGTTATTCAATGATTCATATCGGAACAGTGAAAGAGAATTTCATGGGTGAAGATAAAATGATGAACAAAGTTCGTATCACATGGGAACTGCCAACAGAAATGAAGGTGTTCAATGCTGACAAAGGCGAACAGCCGATGGCTATCAGCAAGGAGTTCACCCTTTCGATGCACGAAAAATCTAACCTTCGCAAGTTCCTTGAGGGATGGCGTGGCAAAGGATTCACCGAAGAAGAGGCAAAGTCATTCGATATAACGAAGCTGCTCGGCATTCCTTGTATGTTATCAGTCATTCATAAAACAAGCAAAGCAGGAAAGCTGTATGCAGAAATAAGCAGTATTTCAGCACCGATGAAAGGAATCACTGTTGCGCCGCAAATCAATAAGTCGTTTGAATGGAACTATGACAACTTTGATATTTTTGTTTTCAATGAGTTGCCAACGTGGTTACAGGACAAGATGAAACAGAGCGAAGAATACAAACGTGCAGTCAATCCGAGCGAAGAAGAAATTGTTCACCAGTCAGAAACCACACAAGGAATAGAAGATAATTTACCGTTTTAATATGATTTTAATTGCTGCACAGGTAGAGGGTATTCAGTCTCGAAAAGACAAGACAATAAAGCTGACCTTCGGAACACAGGAACTGATGCCTTCAATGGCAGGTGACCTTTTCTCTCTCAATAATCAAATGGTGTATCTTGCTATCAAGGTTGAGCCGTTTAACAAAGGAGAGAAAGAAATAATTGAATCGTCAAAGGTTGATGAACTGGATGGAATAAAAAGCAACTCACAGCGGTTAAGGGCTGTATTGTATATCCTTTGGGAACAGAATAATGAAGGATTCAAAACCTTTTCAGAGTTTTACAATGCACGGATGGAACTATTAATTAATCAAATTAAAAACAAACTTCAACCATAATGGCTATTCAACGATTAAGTAAATGTTGCAGTATTCCTGTAATACGTTTCGGTGACAACAAAATGAATTATTATTGGAGTTGTGGTTGTTGTGGTCTTAAATGCGATATAACCGAACATGACGATACACCGGACTGGATGAAGGAACAGTCAGAAGAAATGATTGAACGAATTGTAAACAGCCCTTTCATTGAGCCGGTGATTGAACGTGTTGATTTCAGTAAGGCAAAGGAGTTTTATTTAGAAGATGTGAAGATGGCTGATTCGATAGGGAGTGAAATATAACGGTTCGCAGCTAAACGCTGATTTTGTTCTTCACAAAATTTGCGATTTAGGTGCTGTTATAACCAGTGCGATTTATTAACGAAAAACTAAAATAGAATGATTAATTTAACTAATTACTTGGAAATTCAAGAGCCGATAAAGACAAGAACAATTATAACTTGTTATGTAAGACTTGATAAAAATCAATGTTAGAAGCGTTGATGCACGAACAAATATTTATTAATGGCAAATATTACAAAGTGCCTGAAATAACATTATTAGAATGCTTACTCAATAAACGCTTTGGAGAAACAAGGCTCGATTTGGAAGAAGTCAGTTAGCATTGCAGCTAACGAAGAAGGGATTAAAGATGTTAAAAATGGCATACGATAAACTTCAAATTTTAGCAGGAACTTCATTGCCATTTTTTATATCTTTTAATACGGTGTTATGCTGTCGTTTTTTTTCTTCTTTTTTTTGTGCGTGGGCTGTATTTCAACCTTTTCAACTAAAAATAATCTCTTTGAATATCAAGCAGTTATGAAAATTTTTAAAAATAGTTACAAATATACTTGGAATATTGGAAGTATATGGTGTATATTTGCTCCATAATTAAAAACAAACAAAATGGCACCAGCAATCAAAATAGAAAAAATCAACTACTTCGGAAACGATGAAACAAAGAGTAATGATTGGAACGCAAAAGTTCTTTACACTCGTAATGGCAAAATGCACCATGCTATGATTGATATAGATTTTTTTGCAAACGAAATTTACATCAATAAAAAAATTCAAGCCCCTGAGTGCAAAGTTTATTCAGGACTTTTGGTTGAGTTGAGAAAATTAAACTACTTCAAAATATGAAAAAGCAAATTATAAAAGAACAAATTTTCATCAAGCATTATGATGGCTTGATAAGAGGGTTTCTGTTTTCGGATTTACCAAAAGACATTTTACCCACTGATATTATTGACATTGAAAAAGAGGAAGGGATGATTTCAGAGAATAACAGTTATGATGATAGTAGTAGGGTAATTGTATATCGTGAGAGATTAGAAAACGATAGAGAGTTTGAGATACGAAAAGACAAATGGGATAAAAAGATGAATGAGCTTCGTGATGGTAGGTTAAAACTTTATGAGAAACTGAAACAAGAATTTGAATGAAAACACTACTTGAAATAATTGATACAACTAACGAATTAAATATTTTGAACATGGACAGAAAACCAAAGAACATTCACTTGACGGAGGCAACAATTAAAACTCTTTCAATACAGGCAATAGAAAACGGGACTAACTTTAAGAACTATGTAGAAAGTTTGCTTGAAGCGTGGGCAGGGGAGAAAAAAAAGAAGAAAAAAAATGCGGCATAACGAAATGGAGTTAAAGAAGGAGGGGATTAAAAGCACTTCACTTTCTGAAACCACTAAACTTGATTAAATGCACTCAGCTCAAATAACCTACACACCCCCTCTTTCTTTTAACTTATTGTTACTTGCAGGTGGGATTATTAAGCAGAAACCTCAATACGAAGAACTGAACAAAACTTTTTAAAAAATTAGCGAAGCGTGGGAAAAAAAATCTACAATTATGAATGGACTTTGCAAAATGCAGAGTTCACTAAAAACAAAGGGAAAGTATTTTCTTGTTTTGCCTGTGGCGGTGGTTCAACTATGGGCTATAAGTTATCAGGGTTTGATGTTTTGGGATGCAATGAAATTGACCCGAAAATGATTGAAACATACAAACTGAACCATAATCCAAAGTATGCCTATTTAGAGCCAATACAGACCTTTAAACAACGCAATGATTTACCTGATGAATTATACCATTTGGACATTTTAGACGGCTCACCGCCTTGCAGCAGCTTTTCAATGGCTGGAAACAGGGAAGATGATTGGGGTAAAGAAAAACAATTCAGGGAAGGGCAAGCCGAACAGGTTTTAGATACGCTGTTTTTTGATTTCATTGACCTTGCTAAAAAACTGCAACCAAAGGTGGTTGTTGCCGAAAATGTTAAGGGGTTAATGATGGGTGAGGCAAAACAATATGTAATTCAGATTTACAGGGAGTTTGAAAATGCTGGTTACAATGTTCAACATTGGCTTTTAGATGCTTCAAAAATGGGCGTTCCGCAAAGGCGTGAAAGGGTTTTCTTTGTAGCATTGAGAAATGACCTATGCAGTAAATTCAATTACCAAAAGGATTTATTTACCGTTGCCCCATTGTTGGAATTACAATTTAAAGAGCAAGGAATAAATTTCGGAAAAGTGAGAAGTGAAAAAGGGAAAAATTATTTACACACCGAAAGAGGCAAACTAATGGAACATAGAATAAAAACGGATAAGTGTATGAATGACATAAACAATCGGTTATACAACAAACAAAGCGGATTTAATGCAATGATTTGGCACGATGAAGATATTGCAAGCACAATTACAGCCGGTGAAACAAATTGGCGGTTTGCTGATGGGATGGCTTGTTCTGATGAAGATTATATTAAGTGCGGAACATTCCCGATGGACTATAATTTCAAAACGGAATCTGAAAGCGGTGCAAAATATATGATTGGAATGAGTGTGCCACCGATAATGACTGCAAGGATAGCAGATGAAATTTTTGAGCAATGGCTAAAACCTCTTCACAGTTTTGAAAAAACTGATGCGGGTGGGGCTAATTTTTTAAAAAGTTTTGAAACGGAACCTTCAATATGAAACACTACACCCCACTTGCAAGTAACGTTCGGCAAACTAATGTCAGTAATGAAAATACCAAATTTAAAAACGAGAAAAGCATTTTCATTATTGCATTTAGTTTGTTTGTTATGCGATGAAAAATTATCCCTTTTGAGCGTGGGATGCTCGTAAATATAAAAATCAAAACAATGAAACAGAAACAACCAATTCCAAAAAAAGGAACAGAGTTCACAGGATGGGCAACCGCTAATTGGGGGATGCTACATCAAAGAGTTTATCGCACCCGTAAACAGGCAAAGGAAGCGTGTTGCGACCACAGGGGAACATGGGAACAGGTAAAGAGCCACATGGCAGTTGTGAAAGTGAAATGTATCGTTCTATGAGCGTTGGCGGGATAATTTTTTTTCGCATAACATCTATTATCTACACTATTTTGTAAACTAATCAACTAACAATCAAACAACTTTTTTACATGATTGAAGAAATACGTTGTAAATGGTGGAATGATAAATTGCAGTTAGGAGTAACTGAAGAAAGGAAAGTTTATATTTTACAAAACGAATCACCTATTGAACTGACGAAAGAATTTCACATGAATAGACCACACTTCAGGATTCCAAAGACAAGCAAACGATACTCAGACCTTGCAATTAATAAAGGTCTTACAGTTCAAAATAAAGTCATCCAACACTATTGTCCATTCTGATGAAACACAACGAAGACAACCTTCAAAAAGCCGTTTGCCGATGGCTTGATTATTCGCGCTATACCTACTTCGCTATTCCCAATGGTGGAAGCAGAAACATCAAAGAAGCAGCGAAGATGAAAGCAACCGGCACAAAGGCAGGCGTTCCTGATTTATTCATTGCTCAACGGTCAGGGTTGTATTGCGGATTATTTATTGAACTGAAAGTAGGAAAGAACAAACCGACAACAACACAGATAGCATGGCATGGCAGATTGAGAGCAAACGGATATTCTGTTGAAGTAGCATATAGTTTTGATGAAGTAAAAAAAATTGTTGATAATTATTTTGGCAAATAATTTTCTTTATCAAAATATGATTATCTTTGCAACGCAATTCAGTTACAATGAAATTAAAAATCCCTTATTCTTATACAATGCCTATGGAACACTCGTTCCGACTGGATTGCCTTTGTGTTCGAGTAAGGGTAATTTTATGAAAGAAGAAATTTGGAAAGATATAATTGGTTATGAAAGATTGTATCAAATCAGTAATTTAGGAAATCTGAAAAGTTATCCACGAAATGGAACGATAAAAAACCATCGTCTTTTAATGCCAGCCATTTCAAGAGATGGCTATTTTATGTATTGTCTTTCTAAGAATAATATTCATAAATCTAAACCTGCTCACCGCCTTGTTGCACAAGCATTCATTCCTAATAACGAAAGCAAACCACAGGTGAATCATATTAATGGAATCAAAACAGACAACAGAGTTGAAAACCTTGAATGGGTTACCGCAAGCGAAAACACCCGTCACGCCTATAAATTAGGTTTAATTAATAATATAAAAGGTGAAAATGTTTATAATTCTAAGCTATCACATGACGATATACATGCAATATTTTTTTTAAAAAAACTATCAATTACCAATAAAAAAATAGCGTTAATGTTAAATTATTCTCAATCTGGTATTGGTAAAATTTTAAAAGGTAAAATTTGGAAAAGCGTAACAGAAAACTATTTCGGCAAATGAACTTTGACTTATTCAACCAACCACCTTTGTTTTGTCACGAACGAGAGAACAATGCAGAATCAGAACAACACCTTCACGACAACTATGAACACTTCTCAATCCAGTTGCGAAAGGTTTATGACCTGTTGCTGTCGGGAGTGCGATTGACACAGCTTGGTGCAGCGAATGAATATGGTATAAACTCGCTATCAACCCGAATAAGCGAACTTAAAGCAAACAAGATTGAAGTAAAAAAGGAATGGCTGCGTGATGAGAAGGGGAAGAAAACGGTTATCAGTTATTATCTATAAATTATAGTTGCGTAACTATTAAAAGTTACTAATAAAACAAAGTCAGAAATTTTCACAAACAGAATTAAATATTTGCAGCCGAATGAAAAAAGAATATCAGGATTTCCTAAACGCAAAACAGAAAGCACACATACTTTCAGGATTTGATGTTGAATTAAGCGACTTGAATAAGTCAATGTTTGACTTTCAAAAGTTCATTGTTAAACGGGCTTTGAAAGCTGGTAAGTATGCAATATTTGCCGACTGCGGATTAGGTAAAACTTTGATGCAACTTGAATGGGCTAATAGAGTGAATAAAGAAACTGGCAAACCTGTTTTGATACTTGCTCCGCTTGCAGTTGCAGGACAAACAATAAAAGAGGGTGCAAAATTTCACATTGATATTTGCCGTTACGATGGCAGTAATGCACCGATACAAATTAGCAACTATGAGCAACTTGAAAACATTGATTGCAGTTTGTTTAGTGGAATTGTTTTAGATGAAAGTTCTATTCTGAAAAACTTTGAAGGTGCTACAAAAAAACTGATACTTGATTTGTTCGCAAATACACCATACAAACTTGCTTGCACCGCAACCCCAAGCCCAAACGACCCGATGGAATTAGGCAACCATTCAGAGTTTTTAGATGTGATGGGAAGAAATGAAATGCTTGCAATGTATTTTGTTCACGATGGCGGAGAAACTGCAAAATGGAGATTGAAAGGACACGCAACAAAACTATTTTATCAGTTCATTGGCAGTTGGGCTATAATGCTGAATAAACCTGCCGACATTGGATTTGAAATGCTTGGTTATGATTTGCCGACTTTGAATTTAATTGAAAAACAAATTGTAACACCGAAAAGAGATAACGGTAGTTTGTTCAATGATGCAATAATTTCAGCAACTAATTTTAATGCTGAATTGCGATTGACAAAAAAGGAACGACTGGAAGAAGTTGTAAGAATTGTAAACAGCCGACCCGAAGAAAATTTTATCATTTGGATTAAACAAAATGAGGAAGGCGAAATGCTAAAAAAACTTTTGCCCGAAGCGATTGAAGTGAAAGGTGCTGATACAAATGAATGGAAAGAAAAACACCTTTTAGGATTTGCAGAAAACAAATTTAGAATACTGATAAGCAAAACTAAAATTGCATCATTCGGAATGAATTATCAGAACTGCCGAAATCAAATCTTTGCAAGTTTAGATTTTTCTTTTGAGGGTTTGTATCAGGCAATCCGCAGGAGTTACCGATTTGGGCAAAAGAATGAAGTAAACATTTATCTAATAACAACCGACACAATGGCAAATGTAAAACAATCAATAGACACCAAACAAAAACAATTTGAAATTATGCAAGACGAAATGGGCAAAGCGGTAAACGCTAATTTAAACGGACAGTTAATGACTACTGCCGAATTTGATTTAACCGAAGAAAAAAACGACTGGTATAAAATCAAAAGAGGCGATTGCGTTCAACTGATTACAGAACTTGAAAATGAAAGTGTGGGGCTTTCTGTTTTCTCTCCTCCATTTGCAGAACTTTATACTTACAGTTCGCATCTGGAAGATATGGGCAACAGTAAAAACTACAAAGAGTTTTTAACTCAATTTGGTTTCTTAATTAATGAACTGCATCGGGTTTTAATTTCAGGTAGAAATGTTGCGGTGCATTGTATGGATTTGCCAATACAAAAAGGCAAAGAAGGCTATATCGGATTGAGGGATTTTAGCGGAATGATTTTGCAAGCGTTTCAAAGTTGTGGTTTCATTTATCATTCAAGAGTTACGATTTGGAAAGACCCTGTGATTGAAATGCAACGGACAAAGGCAAAAGGATTATTGCATAAGCAAGTGAAAAAAGATAGCACACAAGTAAGAGTTGGAATACCTGATTATGTAATGATTTTCAGAAAAGAAGGTGAGGGCAAAGACCCTGTTACAAATACCGATTTGCCTGTGGACTTATGGCAGAAATACGCATCGCCTGTTTGGATGGATATTGATTACGGAAATACTTTGCAGGGTTTCAGAAATGGCAGAGAAGATAATGACGAAAAACATATTTGCCCTTTGCAGTTAGATACTATTGAACGGCTGATACACCTTTACAGCAATAAAGGAGATACTATTTTCACTCCATTTATGGGAATAGGCAGCGAAGTATATCAGGCGGTTAAAATGGGAAGAAAAGGAATGGGATTTGAATTGAAAGAAAGTTATTTTGATTTGGCAAAACAGAATCTTTCTTCATTGTTAGAAAACAAAAAACAAATTTCTCTTTTATGAAATCTGAATTTGAAATCATTTACCCTTTCACCTCTGACCGATTCCTGCTTGCATGGGACACATGGAAACTTTATAAGAAAGAACAGTTCCGCTTTTCCTACAAAGGGATAATCAGCGAACAGGCAGCACTCATCCACCTTTCGCAACTATCGAACAACAGCGAAGATACAGCAATACAAATTATCAATCAGTCAATCAGCAATGGTTGGCGCGGACTTTTTGAACTCAAACAAAATGGAACAACAAAACAACAAAACGCAATTACAACAAACCAAGAGCAACGCGATAGAATTATATCAGGAACTCTCTGACTTGCCGGTGACTGTTAATACAACAGCGAAACAGGTATATATGATGGACACGCCTCAAATCAGTTCGTTATGCACTGTAACAAAGCAACAGCCGATAATACTAATCAAATTAATGATTACTTCCTTCGGTGAATACTTTGCATCACAGTTCACTGACACGCAGCTTGTCGGACTATCTCAAACCTTTTATAATAAATTCTATTACTGGCATCTTGCCGACCTCAAACGATTTATGGAATGTTGCAAAGGGCTGAACTTCGGCAAGCCATACGGCGCGGTGACAGTAGTCACGCTGATGGACTGGGCAAACAGTTATGATGCTGAACGGTGGACAATGATAAATGACTTACTGAAAGACGAATATCAGCAGAAGAAAGCAGAGGAGAAATAACTTTTTAACGATAATTAAACTTTTGGAAAATGAAAATTAAATACAGAATTTGGGATAATGAAAACAATCGTTATTACGAACCTACCTATGAAGCATACAAAGGAAACCTTGAAGATTTAAGTGTTGGTATGGGTGGTGATTTAAGTATGCGGACATTTGAAAAAGGAACACGCGATGTTAAAACTATTCACGAATCAATGTTTCCTAATCGTTTTGTTGTTGAAATGTTCACAGGAAAGCATTGTTATTTTAACGACAATGAATTTACAGAACTCTATGAAGGCGATATAGTAGAAACTGTTTACGGAAAAATGGAATGTGTTTGGAATGATGATTTGTGCTGTTTTCAGATTGAAGGCAACGATAAATGTTTTAACTTTCATCAAATAGATATTTCAGGTCAACCAATTATCGGCAACATTCACGAACCGAAACAGTAATTAAACCAATAGAATAACATGAGCGCAAAAGAATTTTTAGAAGGCAAAATTGGAAAGTATAATTCAGCGAACCAATCAATTATGTGCGACTATGAAGATATTGAAAATTGGCTAACCGAATACAAAGAACAACCAGCACCTGCATCATCTGTTACAGCAGATGAAATGGATAAGGAATTAATTCAACAGATACAAAACTTTTTAAACAAATGAATCATGCCATACATATTTAAAGACGAAGAAGAACTAAAAGAGTTGCTGAAACAACAATGTATCAATGTAGCCAATGAATTAGTTTCATGGACAGAAGATTTAAGTTTACCGAATCAAAACCAAATACATGATTTGTGTAATAATGCACCCTCTCCTGACATCAGTAAGTATAAATTAGCAGATGGTAAAAAGATTTGTGATTGTCCTGAATGTGGTGCGCAAATAATTGCAGGAATAAGTAAAGAAGTCCAAGACAGTATTAAAAACAGCAAACTATTCACCGAACAAAAACATAAACCATGAAAGCAAAATCAGAATCACTAATTGTAATCAGTAAAAGTTTGTTGGAAGATAGAATTAATGAATTACAGAAACAGTTTGATGATACTATTAATGAACTAACTGATTATGAAAAAAATAATAAAGGAATTACCATGCAAGCATTTGTTAATGGAAGATTTGTAGCATTATTAACCGAACTTCATAATTTAAAATCACAATCAACTCCTCTTACATCAATACTTGAAATTGTTTTTGAAAGTGGTAGAGAATATGGAGATACATGGGCAAGATTTCATAACACAGATGGTGTATCAAGACATGAAGCTGAATCTACTGAAACTTTTGAACAATTCCTAACCAATACTGAATTTGAAATAAAATGAAAAAACTTTTAAAGAAAACAGTAGAAACTAATTCTGAAATAGCTGCATGGCTTTTTGTAATTCTCATTTTTTGTTTCGGAACTTTAGTAGGAACTTTAATTCAACTTTCAGTTGATAGTTACTTGAACAAATGAAACTACTCTGTAAGCTATTCGGACATAAGTGGAGGCAAAATAAATTTGCTGACAGAAGAGTTTGTAAAAGATGTAAGAGAAGAGAATTTTACAATAAATTTCAAGGTAAGTGGCAGAAATTTACTTCCATCTGGTGTATTGGGAATAAAATTGCAACTGATGAAGAATTAATTAAAAATTGGAACAAACCATAAAACAAACTAACCAATGAAACTAACAATCTTAGAAGATTTTACTCTACAATTTGAAGAAGTATTTACAGGAATTAAATTTCTTACGGATAAAGGAGAACATATTTCAATTTGCATGAGGGATAGCGGATTTGAATTTAATTACAATGGAAAGTGGTATTCAGCACAACAAGGTATTATTCGTGAAAAGAATTTCACACGTGATGGAACAGATATTTCAAGTGAACCTAATTATACAAATATTCAACCTACATGAAATACTACCTTCTCTTATATCCTGATAATACATTTAGATTGTTTGACATGATGAATAAACAGGAAGAAAAACTGATAGCTGACTGGCAAAGTAAATTTATCTTTTACAAAAGAATTTCTAAAAATGAAAGACAACAAATTATTAATCTAAAAACTAACCAATGAAAGAACAGGAACTATTAAGTCAAGCTATTTCGGAAATTGAAAAGTATAAAAATGCCTTAAATAATCCAAGATTTGTTGATGGTGTTAATTGCGCAATTTCAATTATCCAAAATCTTCAACAGCAGGAAGCAAAGGAACAACCTAAACAGGAAATTGTAATTCCAAATTATTCTGATTCTAAAGAAAGAAATTGGGAAGAAGATTTTAAAGATGAAAATGGTAATTATCAATGTAAGTGTTGTTTTTGTGGAGAGTTCTTTTTTGGAAATAAGCATAGAGTTGTATGTAAAATTTGTGCAACAAAACCTAAACAGAAATGGGAAATTATTTCTTACAAAGATAGTGATGGAGATATTTGGGATGCCGATGGTAATGCAGCAAGAGATGGTTTGGCTACTCGTTCTTTGAATAATCTTGAAATTTACTCTGTAAGATATAACGGAGAGATTTATACTGTTGGTGATGAAGTGGCTTATAGTGGTTCTTATTCATTAGAAAAAATTAGAGAATTTCAAATTCAAAATGATGGTAAAGATTGCAATGTATTGATAGGAATGTTTTGGAGAGGATTTGAAGAAATTTCAAAACTAAAATCTAAACAATGTGAACATCAATACAGCCGTTCCATGAATCAACCTTACCCAAGACATTGTTTGTTTTGTGATGAAATTGAATATGTTGAACCCAAACATGAGATTGAGGAAAAACCAACCTTTGAATCTCAAGTCAAACTTATTCTTCAAGAACATAATAAGGTGTTGAATCAATTTAATATTCGTTGCGAAGAATTATTAAGAATAGTATTACATATAACTACACCAGATGAAGAAACATTAATTTGTCAATTAATCAACACCCAACTTTCCGACATCAACAAGCTAACTGATAAATTGTAAACTATGCTAACATTCTCTCATCTGCTTTTCAAGGTAGGCAAAGAAACACCACGTAACAAAGAAGAAAAGCTATCGCTGGCAGAGGCATTCGACAAAGCCCTGTTCATCGTCTGTTCTTTCTACAAAATTGATAAAGGACTAATACTTTCTAAAACAAGAAAGCGCGAAGTGGTGATTGCTCGTTCAATGTGTATTGCCCTGCTGTTTTGCATGGGTGAATGGACTTTCGTAAAGATTGGTTCAATGTTTCACAACCGACATCATTCAACCATTATTCATATCCTCGATGGGTGGCATGACCAGTTAGATGTTAATGAGCAACACCGCAAAGAGTGGCAGCTAATCCATTCGCAGCTTCAGTTTGAACTCGGCTTTCCGGTTTCTAAGCTACCTTTAAAAGTTAAAAAAGTTGTTCCCCAATGAACGAAATATTCATCGAAATGAGTAAAGACTGGAATCATAAATACGACTCCCTCCTGATTGCCTTTGCAATGTCTTTAAAGTTCCCTAAATCTGAAAAGGAATTTATCCTTCGTCAGTTAGTGGTGTTTCCTGATAAGTATAAGAATATTACTTGCCGGTAACATCATGGTCTTTGGCACTTGCACCAAGCAACAAACCTCCTGCTGCTGTAAGTATCTGACTTACCTCTGTCGGCAAGTTAATTCCCATTGCAGCAAGTAAAACAGGAACTGACATCAGCACTCCTGATAATGTTGTTTTCCAACTTTTCATTTTTACTTTAAACATAGCCTTCTTGTTTTATGGTTATTTCATTAGGCACTATCGCCTCTAAATATAAAAAACTTTCTTGATTGTTTCGTTGCCTTTCTTCATGGGCAATCTTATTCACCTTCATCAACACATTCACCTTCGTTTCTATACTGTCAATCTTTTCTATTTTGTTATACATAGAAAAGAAGAAAATGCCGTTCAGGGTTATAAGCATAGGAAATGCCATTGCTTTTACCTTATCTACCCATGTCACCTTTTCATTGTCTTCAATGAATTGTTCTACCGAATCCAGTTTCTTTGAAAAGGTATTCAACAAATCCGTGATGTTCTTTTCGTGTTGTGTCATTCAGTCTTTTTCTTTTAAGGTTATAGTAATAATATTATTTGCTCTCTCTTTCAGTTCTGTCACTTCAGGATAGTCTTTTTCATCGCCGTTGTATTGAACAAGAACTTGAACACCCTGATTCTGATAGGCAATAAAGGTGGTGATGTTGTATTCAACAACATTTAAACAAAGGTCACCTGATTCATCAAATTTGAACCCCTGTGCCTCTGCCATTTCTTTTACTTTGTTGTAATCGTATTCTATCATGCTGAAATTATTTCGATGTAACATGCACCATACCCTGCCGACGAAATACCGCCTCCTGCTTTAAATGTTGTGGTCTGACCGCCTGTCGTTGATGCAAAGGCAAGATCATAGGTGTAACTTGTTCCTGGTGTTAGCCCTGTAATTTTCTTACTTCCGTTTCCGTAGCTGTTTATTGATGCCATTAATGACACCGCCCTTACTGTTGACCCTTCTAACACTCCCATATCAGGTTGTGTTCCATTAAGCCAACCGCCATACTTCACAATCACATTACCGCTTGGCGGTGCAGTGAAGGTAACTCGTAGATTGGTTGTATCAACAGCAGCGAATGTGGTTGATGTCGTTGTGTATGTTGCTGTGCTGTTCGGGTCGTAATAGGTTGAGCCGAGTATTGTCTTCTGTGCTACCACAAAGGCTGTGGTGGCAAGTTGTGTTGTGTTGGTGTTTACAGATGCCGTTGGTGCAGCCGGTGTGCCTGTAAGTGTAGGCGAAGCAAGTGTTGCGTAGCTTGCAAAGTCTGCATTGTCAGCAATAGTGTAGTTTTTATTCTGAACTGTTAATGTCCTTGTTGTTCCTGTTGCAACCGAAGCGGCACTTATTATAACCAGTTTCGTGGCATCACTCCCATTCTTTATTAATGCCGAAGCATCGGTGAATGGAGCAGAAGCACCGCCGATAGCAGTTATTGAATTATAAGCTGTTGCCCCATCGCCTATCTTTACCACACCTGTGTCAGTGGCATTGGCAAACTGACCTTTTAACAATACCGGATTCGCAGACGATAATTCTGCTGCCGTTCCATAAATGATTTTTGTGATTACCTGTTTGAGTGCCATTGTAAATTATTTATGATGAAGGTGCGCCAACCATCGGGATAGCACATCTGTCGTTTACGTTTACTGTTCTTAATTCAATATCACAAAGCCATCCTGCCGTTTCATCGTCAAACTTCTCTTCGGTAAATGGTGTTATGGTATAGCTAAATTCATTGCCGATGGTGAAGTAAGGGACAAAGGCAGGTGTCTGAAGGTTGGCGATAGTGTCCTGCATTATCTGTTGTGTATCACTTAATACTTCCGTTTGGTTGGTATCGTCTTTTTTTATCAGGTCACAAATGATTATCGTCAGTTTCCAAATAACAAAGTGCCTGTTTATCTCCGATGGTTGTGGGCTAACCCATAACAAAGGATAGACAGGCGATGACTCCCTACCATTCAACACCCCTGCGCTCCAGTTCAGTTGTAGGGTGTTGTTGCCTATATCCGAAGGGTCACCAAATCCATAGCTGTTTATCTGCTTATGGTTTTGTGCGAAGGTTAGGAATATTTTGTCTATCTGATTTAATGAGTATGCCATTTTTTTTCAGGTCGGCTATTAGTTTATTTTCAATTTTAACTACTTTGTATGTTTGTTTCTTATGGGCAGTCGGTGCAGCCCGGAAGGTTGGGGACATATTCAATGGTTTTTATGAACGGTGGAAATCCTATTCCCATATACATTCCTTTGTTGTATGGCTTACGTTTGGGAATAACAGTGTCTGCGGTGTTACCTGGATTGGTGTATAAAGGGAATAAGGTAGGATTGGCATAAAGGTAACGGACAAGGCGTGTTGAATAGTATTGAGCGTTGTCTTTATGTCTGTCCATCAGAAACTTTAATTCACTAACATTGGCAGGATTACTATTGTCGCTGTTCTTTTGTGCAATGTTCTTATTAGTCATTTTGTAATTCAGAACCGTTTGCAGTTCATATAACAGCCAGTGAATCATGGTCGGCTGAATGTAGTCATCAACTAACCCCTTTATCACCGCGTGGCTTGCAAGGGTAGGGTCAGATTGTATGGCACTTTTCACTTCGTTAAATTCGCCTGTGCCTAACAGTTGTAAGATGTATTTATCCTGCACTAACTGAATCAGCGGCGTGACAAGTTTCATGTCCACATTTTCATTGAGGATTGAATTGTCTTTCAGGTGTTGCTCGCTGATAAAAAATATAGGTGTTGCCATTAGTCAATTATTTTTTTAACAATTTGCTGCTTCCAACTGTGCCGGCAGTATGGTGTTGTTTCTCCGTCTTTATGCCTCCAAAAGCCTCCGCGCCGTTCCCATACATCATAACCCAATTCAAGCGATAGTGTTTGAATATCGGCTAAACTCCACATCTTATTCATGTTGATTACTTCGCGGCAAAACTCTCTTGTTCCTGCAATTATCTTATCACCGCCAACATTCGGGCTTAAATCATAGTCATACATGATAAATATTTCAGTCTTTAAGGTTGAATTATTTACCACATCAAGCCCTATCGAAGTCACGCTGATACTTTCATCAGGCGCAACTTTTAACTGTTTCTTTTTTATCAGGTCAGCCACTACTTCATTAATCTGACTTACATCAATGCCTAACATCTTCGCAATACTTTCTTTCGTTGCATTGCTGTCGTGTTTGTAAACATTGATAATCTTGGCTGCGGTGTTATCTGAAATGAATTTCGATAATACGCTTTGCTCACTCTCCTTTCCTTCGCGGTAGTCGGCAAAGTTGAATTTCTGACTTTGCATCACTTCAAACTTGCTTTTGTCTGTTCCGTATTTGCGTAACCCTTCAATCAGCCGTTTGTCTTGCAGTTCAAAATGTTCGTTCTGCAATGTTTCAGGTGTTTCTTCTACACCAAGCAAACTAAATACATCTTCATCATTCAATCCTAACCCTGTTTTAAGTAGTGTTGTTGCTGCCTCTTTGGTTAGTTGCCCTTTCCCATATTGCCGGATGATTCTTAAAAGTTGTTGATGTTGCTTGGCGGTCAGGTTTTTTATGTTGTCATTCACCGCTGCCATGTTTGGTGCAGCCGTTGGCTGTGCTGAAGGAGGTGCAGTAGATGTTGGTTGTAATAATACATCACCGCCTGCTATTGCAGGATAGTCTGCCGTTGCTCGTATTTCATTTTGTGTAAGGTTCTGCGAAATTATTTCATCGCTAAACTGTGGCTTGAATGGTTTGGCTTCTTTGAAGTAACAGGCATCTTTTATTCCTGTCTGAATAAATATCAGTTCATTGATTACCGACAAAACAATTTTTCTTCTGCTTGCAATGTAGGTTGATTTGAATAACTCATCGGCTTCTATCAATTCACTTCTGCCTCCTAACTGACCGCTTTCTTTTATTCCAAACAACATCGGACTTGTCACTTTATGTCCTGTGAAGATGGTCTGATTAACATCTTGCCGTAGCTGAATAAACTTTTTATCAAGGTCACCGCTGCTTAAATCACTTATCGTTGGTGCTTTGTCTTGTCCGTCAGAAAAGGTAAGAACAAATCTGTTCGCTTGGTCTGTTCCTGTCTTCCATTGTAGTTGGTCGCTGATAGATTTCATTTCTTCATCAGTGTCAGGCTGTCCGTTATTAAAATTGACCAGTTTGCCTCCCCAAAATCCATTCTTCACTTCATTAAGATGGAAGTTGTCAATCTCTACATCGGTTTCAATAGCTGCCAATGCTCCCATATAATCAGGTAATGGGTAAACCTGTGTGTTTGGTCGGTAAAGTCTGAAGTAAAGAAGTTGTTTGCCGTTTCTGTCTTGCTCGTCAAATGGCTTGTAATGAACAATGCCTTCAGGATTCCATCGGTGAAGCTGACTGCCAAACTGTTCACAATATAATAATTTTCTTCCTGTCACCGACTTTCTTATTTTGTTGAAAGGCAGATGTCGTATTGAAGCAATCTTTCCCATCTTATTCCAAATCACTTCTAAAGGTATGCCATTGAAAAGTTCAAAGTCGGTCACTATTTTTATTGCTAAGTCCTGCCAACTTTCATCAGGGCTTACTTTGTCCATAATGTTTTTAACAGTTGTATTGTCAGTAACTAACCCACCACCAATTATCATATTCACCTTTCCTGTAATAATTGCGCCGTGCTTTGCGCTCCGGTTAAACATATCAATCAGGTAGTCAGGATAGTTGTCGGTTGCTCCGTAGGTCACCCATTTGCCTGTCCGCTGTTCAATCATTAACGGTGGTTTGTGGTTGGCTGCCACATTCATAAAAAAGTTGTATTTCTTTTTGTCGCTCATGGGTTATCCTTTGTAAACTGTTCCTGTGTTTGAATCATTGCCTGTGTAGTTGGTCGGTTGTGAGGCAGGTGTCAAAAATAACATTTTCCCCTCTTCACACAAATTAGTTGCTAACGTATAATCAAGATTGGTTGAAGATGTCTGTTCGTAAATGTAGTAGTTATGCAGCCCGAAGTCTTTTAAATGAATCTGACCGGACAAAGGTAATGGTGTTCCTGCAACTTCGGTAATCGTAAACTCATCATATCGGTAGGTGTAGCTTGATGTGTTAGCAGCTATGCAAACAAATTCTTCTTTGCTTGTCATATTCACAAACCGAAACAGCCAGTAAGGAGCAGATAGGGTTTTCTTTTCTGTTACCGTTACCACCACATCGTTGGCTGTTGATTGTATTATGACTATCATTTATTTTAATTAAAAAAAGCCGCGCCACCAAAACGGCACGGCTTTTTGCCTTTTAAATTTTGAGTGTCTTTATTGAACGATTGCTGCAATGATTGAATTAGTTACTACCTGCGCCTGTGCTATCTCATGTGCCTTAAAGGTAAGTGTGTAACCGTTCATATCACCTTTCAACTTTCCACTTGTGCCTTTGGTGTTTTGAAGTGTTGCTCCTATTCCCTCTCCCATTAAGAATGTTGCGGTGTTGCCGTTAGCATCGTTGGTGCATGTCACCATGATACAAAGCTGATTCTGTGCAAGCAGTTTTATCTGATTGCGCTTGGTTGCGCTCATCTTAAATGTTGGGAAGGTCAATGTCTGTTCGCTGTATTGTGTGCCGTTAGCATCGCTCAACATCAGTTCATCAGTAAATTCACCTGTTTCATCTTTGAAGCTGTATGTCCAGAATTTTGCTGAACCCGACATTGATATTGCAGTGATTGTTCCTGACGAAGCAGTAACGCTTGATACGTTGGCTTTTTCAACGATGTAAACTGTTGTTATTCCACCTACTGCATCTCTGCAATCTAAGGTCATTCCGGCGGTTAATGCACAAGCCATATTGTTTTATTTTTATGGTTAAGGGTAGCTGTTACACTACCCTATTCCGTTTTTAATTAGGTGTTTGAATACATTACAATCTCACTTGGGTAGGCAATCTGCCATCCGCGTTTGAACTTAAAGCGGTAACGAACATTCGCTTTGTCATCGGCAAGCCACATCAAATCTTGGTTTTCTTCTTTCAACTTATCCATTCCAAGAAATACATTGCTCCATTTCAAAGCAAAGATACAATGTGCGCCGCTTGTTCCTTTCAAGCCATCCAATCCATGAAGGGCTTTGATTTTCACAAGTGAGTTTTCCGCCTGTATCGTTCCGTAGTTTGCAGGGTCTTGTTGTCCACTGATGTGATACAAATTGTCTATTGCCAACTTGTTTACGTAGTCGGTGTAAGCATCGTAACCCATGCATATTGTCACTTCAGGGTCACCCTGTAATGCTGCCGGTATATTGGAAAGAATGTTCTGAATGATTGTTCGGCTGTTGGCTACACTCCATGTAGAAGATGTTGCTGTTACAGGCGAAGCGGCATTGATAATTTTTACCAATCCGTCATACTTTGAAAGGTATGCGTTAGATGATGTTGTGTCACCTTGCCAGTCAGCTGTTTCAAGTCGGCGGTTGATATTCAATACAAGGTCATCAACAATCGCTTTCGGAATGTCGCTTTCATTGTAGTTGCTTCCATCAGGCAAAAGGATTTGTGTCCATTTTGCTTCCAATGTGTCAAGACACAATGCATCTTCAAACTTAATTGAAGTAACAGTCAATGTGCGTTGCGTAAAGGTCGCTGAACCTGATGCGCTGAAAGAACAAGAACCACCTGCCTGTGGTATCGGGTCAGTTGCCAACAGTTGCAGTGCCTCTGCTGATTTGATTCCTGTCTGCTTTGTTGCCAAAGCGGCGGTTTCACTTTTGATTTTCATCGCCACCAACAGTTCTGTTGATGTCTGATTTACGTAGTCGGTTAATCCTGATACATTAAATGCCATGTTATTGGGTTTTTAGTTGTTTATTTTTTTAATGATTTTCTGAATGCCTCAATGTTCTTTTCCATTTGGATAGCTTGAGGGTTATTGCTTTTAAATGATACTGTCTTTGGTTCTTCATCCTTGTTGGATGTTGCTGTTGGCATTTCGCCAATCATCAATACCAGTTCCATCATCTGCTTTGTCTTTGCTTCCAGTTCGGCAATCTGACTTTTCAAACTTTCATTTGCTTTGCCAAACTCAACTTTCGGCTGTTGCTCTGTTTCAAACACCGTTTTCAAAAGCGCAAATTCTGCTTTCAGGTCGGCAAGTTCTTTTTCCATGTTTGCCATCGCTGTTGGGTTGTTGCCTGTTTCCGGTGCAATAGCCGATTCTGTTGCTGTGCTTGGTGTTGCCACCGCAGCCGCAGGTGTTTCAGGTGTTTCTGCTCCTTCGGTAATGTCGCTGATAATACCGTTATCAACTACCATTGTCCATACTGTTCCGTTGTCATCGGTATATCCGTATTTACCGCTGTCGGCAGGTTTCGTTCCTTGCTCGGTAACAACCTGAACCGATGCGCCTTTTTCAAGTTTATCAACCTGTAAAGAAGTGCCATCAGTAGCTACCACAGTAAGAAATGATTGTTTAACGCCGAACGCCTGTTTCAATGCCTCAAACTTGTCAGCACCGATAATTGATTTGATAATTTTTGCATCCATACTATAATATTACTTTTATTGAATTGTTAGGTATTTTTTTATTGAAGTATGGCTTCTCTTATTGCATTCACCATGTCTTCATCGGTAATGGTATCTGGAATCATTTTAAAATAACCCTCCACAGAAAACCCTTTGAATGTGCCGTCTTTCACCTGTTGCCATACCTCATCGTTTTCTACTTTGTAGCTTCCGAACCATGTGCCGTCAGGCATATACTCAAATCCTTTCGGAGCGCAGATGCCTCTTGCTGAATTGATGATAAATGACTCCACCATATACACCCCTTCAATCTTTTTGTCAGCTTGGTGCATATTGTTTACGTTACCTGTAAATCCTAACTTAAAAAACTTCTGCGAAATCTGTTCAATCGTTTTGTTATCGAATATAACATAGTATTCTTTACCCATGTCATTACGATAGATTGGCAGGTTAGGTATCATTAATGCGCCGGCAACGATTCGCTTTTCTTCATTAGAAACAGTAAATTTGAATTTCGGTTGTTGCTTATTAAATGCCTGAAAGTATTTTTCAATAGCAGGTTCATCTACTAATGCAACGAAATCAACACCGCTGAAATCTTGTTCATCAACATTCGGGTCAATCACTAATTTGAATACCGGAACTCCTGTCACCATACTATAATATTACTTTTGTATGGTTTTTAGGTTAAAAGTTAGTGAATCATTCCCTTATCTTCATAAACCTTCACTCTGCTTTGTGTCTTGGTGATGTCATGTTCCAAAACATACACTTTCTGCGGTGGCGTGTGTTGGCTGTTTTGCTGTTGCCCTAAAAGTGTTGATTGTATGTTCGGGTTGGCAATGCTTACTCCTGATGAAGCAGGTGTTGATGCCGTTGCGCCGCCGCTTGCACTTCCGCTTCCTGTGTATTGGGTAGAGGCAATTTTTGCTATGTTGGCAATAGTAGTCGCTACACTTGCAGCAATTTCTACTCCCTTGAAAACAGAATTTAACGGTTCAGGTATCAATGACGATGTTGCCATGATTGACTGCACCGCTTGAATACCTGATATGATTGCGCCAACAATTTGAAGTTCTTTATTTCTATTGAAACTTTGTTTTCTTATCTTCTCAATCTGTTTCTCATTACCGTGTGCATTGGCTAATTCTATTTGCATCACAGTTTCATTTAAGTTGATTAGCGCGTTGGCGGAGTCTTGCGCTATCTTATATCGCGCATCTTGTTTTGTCTTCTCTATCGCCTTTTGTTCGTCAGCAAGTCTTTTGTCTGCCTCTAATTGTCTTTCCTTCGCCTCTGCATCAGCATCAACCAATGATGTAATGTCTTTCATTGACTGATTGAAATCATCTTCTTTCTGCTTTTTTATCAGTGCATCCCATTCAAGGTCTTTCTGTCGTTGTATGTCCTGTTGATTGGCTATATCAATCAACATCTGCATTTCATTTTCAGCAATTATCTTGTCACTCTCCAGTTTCTTTTCGGTCTGCTTTTGTAATTCATCATTGACCTTTTTATTGTAGTTTGTATTAAGTGCTATCTTCTGATTGGTTAGTTCTTCGTATGCTTTGGCTGCTGCATTCTTTCGGCTCTCACTGGCAAATATGTCAATCTTTACATATTCCAGTTCTGCCTTTGCCTGTGCAAGTTTTAAATCAAGAAGTTTGTTTTCGATGTTAAATAACTCCCATGCGCTTTTGCCTTGTGCTTTGGCAAGGTCAAGCTGTGATTGGGTTTCTTTTATTTCTTTCTTTCGGGTTTCATAAATGCTTTCTACAATAGGAACAACTTTTTCATGTTCTTTGCGCCACTTTTCTATTGATGACAGTGAACCGGTGAAGCTGTTTTTCCAACTGTCAAAGGTTGCTATCAGCGTGACAACTCCTGCTATCAGCGCACCAATACCTAATGTGGCTACACTCATCGCTGTGGCTGATGTAACTCCAAATGTTTCCATTGCTGCACTGACAAACCCTATCTGCCCTGCAAATAACTTCGCTACCTTTATCCCTTCGGCAAACCCTTGAAACCCCTGCACCAGTGCCATTGCCGCCTGAACCTTCAATAGTTGCTTTTGAACTTCTTCCGTTGAGCCGCCAAACAGTGCCGCTGCACCTTGCGCCGCCGCAAACCCCGATGCAATCACTCCTCCGATTTTTGCAACCGCTTGCAACTTGCTACCTGTATCGCCTAATATAGATATTTCTTTGTTGAGGTCATTTACTTTGTCCTTTGCCTTCGCTGCCGCCGCCGTAAACTTAGCAGCAAGTGCTTGGTCACCGGCTGCCGCTGCCTCCAATGCGCCGTTCTTTAAATCAGCAATAGATTGTTTGAGTGCCTTTAATGATGTGGCACTTTCCCCTGCTTCTAACCTTACTTTGAGCGCAATGTCTTCTGTCATTATACTGTTATTAATCGGTAAACTATTGAAACCATTATATCTGAATCACCATCAGTAGAATTGCCATCACAAGTAAGAACAATATTACTGTCAGCTACTAATTGCGAATCCGTTGTTGCTCTTGCCATGTCCGTCTGATAAAATCTAACGCCTCTGGATGCTGTGCTTTTCAGTAGTTCAGTGTCTGTTAGTTGTGCTATTGTTGCTGTGCTTCCTATAATCGAAAGTTTGTTAAACATGGTATAGGCTGTGGTATTAAATGTCATAAACCCTGATGCGCTTATTACTTCAATAGCTTTACCGCTAACTGCTGCAACTATCTCTTGTGGTGTTGCCGCTAACTGTTGAACATCGGCACTTGCAATGGTCACCTTTGCTGTTAATATCTCCGAATCAGCACCGCCTAATTCTACTTCTGTTATTCCGCTGTCAGTCCTGATGTAAAGAATATTGTCGGTTGTGTTCACCAGTCCTTCACCGATGTAAAGGTCGGTTGATAGCCACGTTCCATCTGTGTGGTCATCGCTGGCAGGTATCGTTCCTGTTTCTCCTGTGGTCGCGGTCTGTTTTAAGATTAACCGCGTGAAATCTGTTATGTCATTTCTCATCCTATATGTATTGCTGCGTTAGTAGTGTTAAATGCGTTGTTGCCTCCATGAACAATCACATGGTGTCCTCTTGAATGAGGAACAGTATTGCTGTTTGTTCCTGATGATATATGGCTGCTCAATACAGCAGCCAAAACAGATGTGTTGCTTGCTACAAAGGGAACAGCGGCATTCATCTTCGTCAATTCAACCTGTGTCAATTCAGTAACAGTTGGCGAATAGTTAATTACCTTATTCAGTTTGTAGTATTGTTCATCAACTTTTATCGTATCACGGAAATCAAGCAACTGTATATCAGCAGGAGTAAGATAAAACCAAGCCGTCACCAGTTTGCTGTCTTTGTCGGTCATTTCTGTTATTGCCGTTTTCCAATATTTGTTATATAGGTTGTTGTCGGTATAAAGTGCAGGGTTGTTCATGGCATAAAATACCTGTTTCGGTTGTCCGAACATTATATCAAGCGTCGGTGACTGAACATCGTCAAGGTGTCCGCAATAAGGGTAGGTTGTGTATGTTGTTGAACTTACAAAATCACTTAATGAGAATGTGCCAGTCTTCAATCCACCGTAATATAATATCCTTACAATACCGTTGTCATCAATGCCGTTTGGCGCATTGGTGCTTGGTTGTTTGGTTAGTATTGATGGTAAAATGATGTTTGTTGAGCCGATATTCGATAAAAGCGTTGGTGAAAAGACAGGTTGAATGGTTTTTATGTTATGAACGAAGTCATTTGTGATGTTTTTAATGTATTGTCCATATATTTCTTGCCATCCTGTGTATGTTTGGCTTCCAATCGTATCGCCTTTGGTGTAAAGGTTGTTAAAAAAGTCATTAGCCGGTGTGTATTGAAACAGAAACTGCCGCGTGTCTAATTCTCCCAACGGTGTTATGTTCGTTTCTCTATCAACAGCCCATTTCTGTGTCCAGTCTTTGGTTGCTCCTGCCGAATAGTAATCGTCACGCGGCTCAATCAGTAGTTTGTTCGATGTGTCTTTATCTACCTCTAAATATAGATTGAACATTCTGATAATGCCAAGCAGGAAGTCACGCTGAAGTATTTTGTCGGGAAGATAGTTTTGATAGGCAAGTGCAGGAACAGTGTGAACTCCTGTTGCAATGTTTAATACGTTATTCGGGTCTGTTTCACTCTGATAGGCAAGTGCAGGGTTTGAACCTGCCGGTTGATATGTCACTGGTGTTGTCACAAACCCTGTAAATGTTCCTGTGCTATCTTCATATATGCTTGTCCATGTTGCTGTATTCACTAACCATTTCAAAGTGTTTGTTGGTGAGCCAACTGAAAATAAAATATATACTGTGTCACCTTGATTTAGTATCACATCATTGGCTGTAAGTGTGTAATTTGTTGAGCCTGCCCCTGCCCCATGAAATACTGTTGTGGCAAGTAGTTGTGTGGTGTTGTTTACGGCGTTTGTTCTTATCATTTGTATTGCTCCCACTATTACCCCTGTTCCGATGTTTGCCCATCCACCGCCTGCATTTAATGCCACACCGCTGATGTTGATTGCAAGTGATAATGTTGCTTTATGCCCTCCTGTCTTTCCTATGCTTGGAACAATAAGACTTTTAAACAAGGTTGATGTGAAGAAGTTGGAAGTGTAGCTATACCCTGCATCAGCAAAGATTCCATCAACGATGCTTTTTACATACGTGCATGGAAACATATTTGTTGTGGTGAATGCCGGTGTTACAGCATTAACATTATCAAGTCCGTTATTGATTAATGGATATACATAACCGCTGCCTATCGGTGCAGTCCAACTGTTAATTATATTGGGTTTATTTCTTGTATGATTATAAGCGGAAAGGTTTGTGTCAGTCAGAAACTTATTGCTGATAGAATCAAATAAACTCTTGGTGTTGCCATACACAGCCACATCATAGCTGATACTGTCTTTGTCGGTCACATGAATCTGTATCAGTTGAAGGTTGCCTTTAAATACTTCAATGCCATCGTGCAATATAATTGCATCACATTTCAGGTTCGGGTCAAAGGTTGTCAGGTTGCTATTGACATTAAAGATAAATTCAAATAGTATATTATTGTTCTTGCTTCCTGGTATGTTGATAGTCTTTGAGAAACTCCCATTTCTGTTTTCAGGGTTGCGTATGTCACTCACTGAATAGGTTATGGAATACGGTAGTTCATCAAACAAATCAATGCTTGTGTAGTTGGTGTCGGTTGGTCGCTTTACAAGTAGTTGGCTTATCATCCGCGTTGCCGTTTGTTGTTAAATCCGTTTTCAAATCTTATGTTCAGTTGAATCAGTCCGTCAATAACATTTTTCTTTATTTGGTAGGTTGCTGTTGTCAGGTTCACCGACTCCATCACTGTTGCGCTTATCTCACGAAAGACAACAGGCGAAGTCATTAACTCCTCTAACCATGCGCTTTGTGTGTCACTAATCCAATCGCTGTTTACTTCAAAGGCGTGTTTGTAATCAACATCAATAGTCGTTGTCAATACATCTTGCTTCGTGTAAGCCCACACGCCGGCGGTATTTGTTCCATATACTTTTTTGTAAACTTTTTTGTTTATCTGTGGCAGTGTTTCATGTGAAACCAATGCGAAGTTCAATGAGTCAAATCCACCGAACTTGTTTAAAAAGTGCAGTCGGTAGTTAGTATATTTACAATAAGGACTGGTCACAGTGTATGTCCTTACTTCACTCATTGCTGCATTGCTGTTGTCTAATGCCTGAATGGTATAACTGACAACACTTGCTGTAATGATTGGGTTTGCCCCTGACACAACGGTAATGATACCTGTTGAAATCAGATTGAGGTTTGCCGTTCCGCAAGGAAACCGCAGAAATCTATCCGCCGTTGCACTCACCGTTGCAAAGGCATTGGCTACTCTATACTGTCCTAACAGGTTGCCCCAATAGTCGTATGTCTTCACTTCCATCTTCGCGGGTTTGTTCGTTGTCGTTCTTATCATGTGACACCATGCGTTCTGACTTGCTTGTATGTCAAAGGCATTAAGTGTTGATAGAAACTTTGAACTGCTACCATTGAGAATATACGTTGAATCTAAATAGTCTAACCTATCATCCCATGCCACACAGGTATTTATAGCATACCGCGTTCCGCTTGTCGGGAAGTTGGAAAGGTTAGGGTAGACAACAGGCGTAGTTCCGTATTCTTCGCCAACATGCAAACTGAATAGACAAAGACTATTTGCACATTGAACAAACGCGGCATCAGCAATATCAATATTATATGTTACATAGTTTTCAATAATCCTATGTACATTGGCTGTCAATCTTCCGTTCACATCAGGCGAATATTTAAACCGTGCTACCTGACTGCCTGCAATATACACATCAACCACGTATTTGAAATTAGGTTGTGCTGTATTGGTGCTTGTCGCAGTCAATACCATGTCATTGTATGCAGGGTAGAAGTTGCCCTCCGCAGGATATACGTTGCCTAATGTGATTGCCATTATTCTGTTCCTTCAGCGTTTACGTTGTCACCTTCATACGGTTCAGCAACCGGCTCTGTTGTTTCAGGCAATACCGTTTCTTCCGGCATTAACTCGTCAATCAGTTGGTCGTTTGCCTCCTGCGTGTCGCTTGGTGTTTCTTCTGATGGAAGTGGTGTTTCTTCGCTTTCAGTCATTTCTAATTCTTCGTTCATGGTGTTTGTTTTGGTTTTTAGTTGTTTGTGTCGTTAATGATATTTAGTTTGACTGCTCTTCCAAGAGCAACCATTAAATCCTTTTCCAGTTCGGTAACATCACCTGCCTCTCCTTTCTTCATAGCATCAGAAAAGAATCCACTGCCTACATATCCGTAACGGTGTATCTTTCGTGCTATGGCTGTTGCCATGCTGCGTGCCTCAAATAGTGAGCTGCCAATGGCTACATCACCTGCGCTCGTTTTTACATTCAGTCCTACTGATGTCAATCTTCTATATGCTTTGCCTTTTATCGTTGGTGTTATTCCTTTCTCGGTCATCCATTGCAGTATGTTCTTTCTCAATGATGGCTTTGCCCAATCCAACGGAGCACCTTTCACTGCTCCTCCAAATCCGCTGCGTGTCGGCTTTCTCCCTTTGTCCACCCATTGCCAGTAGTCAAGCATATACAGTTCAAAGGTCTGTGACTGTGGTAGCTGAACAACGGTAAATCTGATTGACTTTTGTAATTTGCCAGATGCGAAGTTTGAATGTCCGTGAAAGTTAGTTCGTGTCAGGTTCTTGCCTAACTGGCTAGTAAGCCCTTCACCATACTTGGTAAGCACATCATAAGCCGTTTTTACAATCACATCATCTTGCATTGCGTAGTGCTTTTAGTTTCTTCTCGGTGTGTATTCCTTTTTCTTTGTAGTATGCTAATGTATTTAAAAATTCAATCACGTTCATCGCTAAGTAGTAATCCCATTTGCTGCGGTCATTGTTACTCAAATTGTCTAATGTGAGATACCAACCCCACCGCTTTTCAAATGTTTCTTGTGTTTGTCCTTCGCTTTCTTCTGTTCCGCTTCCCACCGTTCCGTCATCCGTTTCTTCTCCAATGCCAAATAGTTTTCTATAACGCTTAACGATGCTTTCATGTAATTGCAAAAAAAAAGCGCGAGAGGGTAAACTGCCCGAATCGGCATGTGTTCCTTGACATATTCAGCAACCTCGTCATGGTTCGTTCCATCGTATTCTTTTTTTATTAACCATTTGCGACGGCGTAACATAACCGTGAATATATGGTGCATGTTGGCTATTGCCCCTTTGCTGTCTTTTATGTAGTGACACATATCAACAAACTGACCTGCACTCATGTCACGTTCTGACAAACAAACATCATAAAGTTTTTTGTTGATAATAACAAACTTAGGTAGCTTCTCTTTGTCTAAGTCCAACACATCAAAGTTAGAATAGTGTTTCACTCGGTTCTTTAACTCAACAAGGTTCATTGACTCCACTTCTTCAACAGGTCGGTTTTCTACCAATGCAATTATCTGACACTCCCTATCTATCGGTTCAATGGTTGTGTCATTGAGTATCTCACTAAGTTGTTGAAACTGCTTTACAGTCAAGTCACCAATCTTCATACTATAATATTACATTTGGTTGAAAGTTGTTACACCCCGACAACGGTATATCTTCCTGCGTGGCTTCTCTCACGCCACTTCTCAACAGCAAGGGCAAGAGCGCAAACACAATCGTCATGGACTCCCTGCGGTGCTGAATACTTTACAGCAAAGTTGGAATAATGAAACTCAAACTGCTCAAGTTCATCAGTTATCATTCCTTGTGGGTATCTGACATCACCTTTCTGAATAGCTACCGCCAACCCTTCCATCAGTTGTTGCTTGCTTTGGTTGGTGAACTTCACCCCTTCGGCACGTGGACATAACCGTTGTATCTCTTCCACTATCGGGTCACCTACCCCTGTGCTGTCAATCTTTGCAGGTTTCTTCCCTATCACTTCAATCACTCGGTGCTGTGTCTGTTGCCAGTCCTTTTGAAATCGCTCAAAGTAGCTTACCCTTCCCATCTTGTCTAACCCTATTATCACTGTCCAGTCGGTGCTTTTTGCTAAGTCCACACCATAACATATCGGCTCGTCTAAACTTAATACTGTTATGTTCATTCGTATCTTGTCAATGCCGAATGGATTAGCTGCATCGTCATTGGCTTCGGCAAGGTAAAGTTCATTGAAAACATATTCAGGCAGGTCACGTTTGGCTTGGTCTATCTCCTGTAAGGTCATTCCTGTCAGTTCAGGATAGCGGGCTGCATCATACGCTGTTATCTTGTGGTATTCATAATCAGGTTCACCGTTCTTTGCTCGTTGTCCCATCTTATATCCCCAGTTCTTTTTGCCTTTCACATTGCCGATGAACTTACATTTGCCATGTGTTGATGTCAGTGTTGAGCGAAGGGCAAACCAACTTTCTTCTCTTGCTCGGGTGAACTCGTCAAACACGGCTGCAAACACATCTTCGCCAAACAGGTTGTCGGGCTTCTCGGCTGACTTGAATTGAATAACTGCGCCGGTTGGGAGTGTCAGCATCAGTTTACTTTCATTGACTTTAAACAATTCGCGCCGCGTGACTTGGTGGCGCATTCGGTTAAAAGCAATTTCACTCTGACTAAATACAGGAGCAACCCACCACACATTCTGATTGGCTTTCAGTTTCAATGCCTCTTCCAACAGCCATATCACATGGCTTGCTGTCTTGCCAGTCTTGGTTGCTGCTTCGGTTACGGTGTATCTTGCTTGACTATCTAATATTGATAGCTGATAGTCGGTAAGCTGCGGTCTAACATATCTGCCACTCATTTTTTCAAATCAAGCGTGAAAGTAAAGTCACCTTCTATCTTCATTTTATCGGTTATTCGCTGCTTTAACTTGTTATATTCACGCATTGCAGCCATTTTTGCACCAAAATCAGCGTTTTGATTGATAACAAACAGTAATTGTTTATCAATATGAGCATCATTTAAGCCACCTTCTTCAAGTTTAGAGTTAATATATGTCAAAATGTTATTAGTTGTTAGCAACTTACTTGCTGCTACTTTACAACTATTGTATTCTCTTGGGTTGTTTAAATCCTTTTGGTATGCCATTGCATAGCTTTCAATACCATTACCGTAGAATTCCTTTGATAAGAAGTATTCACAAAACTTTGTTTGCTGTTCGTTTAGTTTTGTTTCTTTGTTTCTCATATTCTATTCTTTCCTCTTTGTCCTCGTTTACGTTTAATTGGTTCAGCTTCTGCTACCTTTTTACTTTCTTCCAAGTGTATTTCAAGCAAATCCTCATCAGTTAGTGCCGAAAGCGAAGTTTTTTTTAGTATTTCAAGTGTTTGTATCTTATCTTTCTCGTCTTGGTAATGCTTATCAAGTTGCTTATACACCCATAACACATTTTCAATAATACAGTTAGGGCAAGAGAGGTCAACAGGTCTGTTCGTTACCTCTTGGCATATATTGGCAATCTGCCACACGGAGTCGAAGCAACTTGCATCAGTGTTACGATGAATGTCTATCCGGTCACGCATGTGCCTGTTCTCTTCCAATATTTTAATTTGTCTATCGCTGAACATATTTAGAAAGTTGAGATGTTGCAAAACTAAGTAAAATAATATTAAAAATATTTTCCTGCATAGATGTTAGTGTTAATAACGTAATCCAAAAGGAGAGGCAGGAGAAACAATCGAAAGGCTTTATCCTTACTGCAATCAGTGGCAGGTCATTGTTGTTTCTCATCACCTTTAAATAATTCCACCTCATTATTCTTATCCGTTGAATGAAAGGAAGACCGACAAAGAACGATGATGCCAATGCTATTGCCATTAATAATGGAGCAAGTTCAATCAGTTTAG